ATGTTTGTTGTTGCTAAAGACTTAGTGGGCATCCCCGGACTTCCCGCAACAACCAAAGGGGTACGGGAAGCACTGTTTCGGTTATCCAGTGGCCATCCTGATTTTGTGCGAAAGCGTGAAGGCACCAAAGCCTTCGAGTATCACGTTGACTGCCTGCCGGACACCGCGCGTGAAGCTATTCAGGCCCGCATGGCGCGTCAGCTGCTGGCGCAGTCTGCTTCCCTTCCGGTCAAAGCGACCGCCAGAGGCGATCTGGTCACAGGAGCCGGTGGCGAGAAAGTGCAGCGCGAGCTGTCGCTGTACCGCAAGTGTCCGGCCCTGCAGGAGAAGAAGCTGCGCGAGCTGACAGACAGCCAGAAAGCAGTCGGTGATGCGCGGATGGTGCTGGTTCAGGAGGTGTTACGCCTTATGGACAGCAGCGAAAACGGCGGTCTCGGCATGAAGCGCAAACAGGCGGTCGAGTTTATTGCCGACGCTTCCGTCGCCGGGACGCTGCCGGATTATGTGCAAAGGGCCGCAGATATCGCCAACGCCCGCAAGGGTGCCACCCGCGCCGGGGTCAGTGTGCCAACGCTTCAGCGCTGGCTGTCAGCCTGGATGGCTGCGGATACGGTGGGTGAACGCATGGTGCTACTGGCACCGGGTAAGGTCAGCAAAAAAGAGGTGTTCCAGTATTCATGGATGCCGGACTTCATGCGCTTCTGGCGCGATACCAACAAACCCACCGTCATGATGGCATACGAGAAATTTGCGAAGTGGTGGGTTGAACAGTACGGAGACAACGAGATCATGTTATCCATGCTACCTAAGGTCGATACAGTGCGCTATGCGCTGGACAAGCTGCCTGTAGCCGAGCGCGAGCGCGGACGTGCAACTGGCTCCGACTACAAGAAGTATCTGCCGTTCGTGCGCCGCGACTGGTCTGTTATCCCGGTTAACGGCGTATGGGTCGGCGATGGCCACGGCATGAAGATGGAAGTGATTAACCCCGAAACGGGCAAGCCGTTCCGGCCTGAGATTACGCTGGTGATTGACGCCCGTACCCGCGTGGTGGTGGGCTGGAGCCTGGCCATGTCCGAAAGTCAGGTTGCCGTAGGCGACGCCATCCGTAACGCAGTATCACGTTATGGCGTACCGCTGATGTATTACTCCGATAACGGTGGCGGTGAGAAAAACGCCGTATTCGATGCCGATATTACGGGTATTTTCTCCCGTCTCGGTATTGAGCATCCCACCGGTATTCCGGGTAATCCACAGGGGCGCGGGATTATCGAACGTCTTAACCAGGAAATACCTAAGCGTGCCGCGATGGCCTTTGGCTCCTGGGTGGGTAAATCTGGTGACCGGGAGGCGCAACGTAAGTACCGCAAGGCGGTGGATTCAGCGGTCAATGCGCTGGAAAAAGGTAAGCCCCTGAATGAAGTGCAGGCCTCAGCCATGCGCAAGGTGCCGACGATGGAGCAGCTGGTCGCTGAGATTGAGCGCCAGATAGAGCGGCATAATAATCGTCCACACAGCAGCCTGCCGGAGCGTAACAACGGGCAACACTGGTCGCCGCTGGCCTATCGTAATCACGTTATTAAGCAGGAGCAGGAAGAAATTCAGTACCTGACCAGCTCTGAACTGCATGAAATGTTCAGACCTGAGAAAGTATGCACAGCGCGACGCGGCGAAATAAAGTTGTTTAAAAATATCTATTTCAGCACGGAACTGGCCAGCGTCGAAGGCGAAGAGGTTCGCGTCTGCTTTGATATTCATGACCCCCACAGCGTTATCGTGCGGCGTATGGACGGCACCTGGATATGTGACGCCATCTGGAACGGCAACAAGGTCGATGCCTTCCCGAAAGCCCGTATCGAGCAACTTAAAGAGAAACGCGTTAAACGTAGCGTCAGTAATCTGGAAGATAAAGTGCGTCGTAAGCAGGAAGAGCTGCGGCCAGCGCTGGAGCAACGGGCTGAGATTGACGTTACGATGTTTGCCCCGCAACGGAATAACAGCGAGCCTGAAAAGGTTTATTTATTCGAATCGGAATTTGAAAGCGATTTAAAGAAAGCCAGTAATCATCAATAAGGTTATTTAAATGAACATCAAAGATAAATTAATCCACTTGCTGGAGGGGACTGGCTACACCCAAAAAAAGGTAGCCACTAAAACGGGGCTGAGTACTGCGGTTATTTCTCAGTATCTGAAAGGCGTCTATAACGGCAATATCAGTAACGTCGAGTCGGCTATCGCTGACTTTATCAGCCGCGAGGAAGAACGCGCCCGCCGCCGTGAAGTTAAAGAGTCCTTTGTTCAGACCCAACTGGCCGGGCTGGCGCTGGGTTTAATCAGCAACACCCATATGGACAGCGATATCGGCGTTATTTATGGCCCTGCAGGCATGGGTAAAACAATGGCGCTGAAGCGCTATGTGGAGATGAATAAGGGCGCGATCCTGATTGAGGCTGACCCCGGCTACACCGCCAAAGTGCTGCTACAGGAGCTGTGCGCCCGCCTCGGCGTGAAGAAGAACGGCAATATCCATGAGTTAAGCGAGGAGTGCATACAGGCGCTGACGGGCACCGGCTGGGTTGTCCTGGTGGATGAAGCCGAACTGCTTCCCTACCGTGCGCTGGAAGTACTACGCCGCATCCACGACCGTTCTGGCGTCGCCATCGTGCTGGCGGGCATGCCACGCCTGCTGATTAACCTCAAGGGGTCTCGCGGTGAGTTTGCTCAGCTCTACAGCCGCGTGGGCATGGCGTTAGATCTTGAGGCCCACAAGGGCAAGTCCGAGGTCGAAGACTTCAACACCATCCTCGCTAGTCTGCTGCCGGATGATGGTGATGATGTTATTACCGCTCCGGGGGTTGCTGAGGCTTTCCTTAAATATTCAAAGGGCAATTATCGCCGCATGTTCAAGCTGGCGCGGGGTGTTGTTCGTGCCAGCGCTATCGGTAATCAGGGTATCAGCGTCAAGTTAATTGAAACTTACGCGCAACTGTTAATTCACTAATGGAGTAACGGGTCATGGATAAACAAGTTCTTAACTGCCACCGCTCACGCGCCAGAATGGAGATTCAGACTCACGGCGGACGTGTCACTGGCTGGCATCCTAAATTACCCATTGTCTACGCTATTGCACCGCTTAGCGGCCCTCTGTGGCCGGTAGTGGAAGTGGCCGAAAAATTGGGCGGCGTGATTAAAACCATCCGGACATCAAATATCGACGGTTGTACCGTTATCTGGAGGTAATTATGCCGGTCACCCTGGTAATTAAACTAACGCATACGGAGGACGGCATTAACGTTGAGTCAGAAATTAACACGAAGGCAGATTATCACTGCATTCATGAAATGGCGCATGCGACTGCGACAGTTGAATATGCCCGACGCGCAGCTGAGGAAATAAACGAATTACTTAACAGGCGTAATACACACTGGAGACATTAAATGCCGATAGAGATGAAAATTATCATAGAAGAGGATGCTACTGGTGTTGGCACCCGCATTATGGCCGAAGGTCCGTGTACCGAGGCTGAGGCCCGGCAAGCACAATACATTCATAAAACGGTAATTGCTGCTCTGGAAAGTCGTAAAGGCTTTAAGCGCAATGATAGCGATGTTTGTGAAGTAAAAAAAATTAGTAAAACGAACTCAGAAGGAAATAAAAATGTCCACTAACAATGTTATTTCAGCGCAATACACAACCGCCCAGGCTCCGGCTGGTTACTGGGTTGATGCAAAGGGCGTATTAACACCGGAACACCTTATCAAACCGATTGATAAGGCCCGTGACCAGCTGGTCGGAGAGATTGTTGAGCGGGCTATCGCGCTGAATTCCGCGCTGGCTGAGTTTAAACTGGCAGGATTCGGTGACATTGCGGCGTTCGTTGACCTTTCAGCCAATGAGTATGGCGTGAACGTCGGAGGCAAGAAAGGCAATGTCACCCTGCATACCTTTGATGGGCGATTCAAGATTCAGCGGGCAATGCAGGATCGTATCGCTTTTGATGAACGCCTGCAGGCGGCAAAAGCCCTGATTGATCAGTGTCTGACGGACTGGACTGAGGGGGCCAGCCCCGAAATCCGCGCCATTATTAACCGCGCTTTCCAGACAGAAAAAGAAGGTGAAGTGAATACCGGTGCGGTACTCGCCCTGCGTCGTCTTGATATTACTGACGAACGCTGGATTAAGGCGATGGACGCCATCGGGGAGGCTGTACAGGTTGTGGGAAGTCGTTCTTATATTCGTGTATATGAGCGCGTGGGCGATTCAGACCAGTATCGCCCGATTGCACTAGATATTGCCGGGGTCTGAAAAATGAATATGAAAACAGAGAACTCAGCGCGTAATAATTATGGACTGTACGCTGTGGGCGCGGGCCGCGCAGAGCGTAACGGAGAGTGGGGTAAGGCTGCTGAACTGTGGCAGTCAGCCATGAGCCATGCCCGCACCAGCCATTGTCGCCAGTGGGCTGAGGCTCGTATCGCTTATTGTTCAAATGCTGCTGCGCGCGGCTGGGGCGGGATAAATGAAAGCTAAGGCGTTTAATCAGGCGCACGCGGTAGGAAGTCATTTTATATACCAGCCATGCAGAGCGCTCAGGGGCGGTTATCCGGTCAGAACCAGAGATAAAGCGCGGGATTTTAAATGTGGTTGTATTGTTGAAATAGATCGCGCTCCTTATTTTGTTAAAACAGAAACACTGACGCCTGCGGGCTGAATTTAAACCGAAATTAATCATCGTTTAATTTTGGCGTAAACCGTCAGGGGACTGCTTACGCCTGAAACAAGGTAATTCATATGAAGATAGTTAATTCCGAATTCGCTGAATTTATTCAGGATTTAACGTCCTGGCATGAGCAAAAAGTCGCCGACCTGCAGCTCGTCCTGGCTAAACCTGATGCATCCATATCTTTAGGTAACGGGCTGCCAGATATTGAGGCCGGTAGCGAAAAAGCAAAGGGTGTTCGTATCGGTATTATTTTGGCATTGAGTGTATTAGGTGAACTGCCATTTTCATTTGATGAGGATGATGACGATGGCGATTACTAAACCGCAATGGACTGGTATCGAAAATACGCTTAAATCTGGTGCTCCTGTGCGCTTCCTGTATCAGGGGCATGAAATTGAAGTGATGAAAATCACCGTTCGCGAAACCAAAATGGCCTACATCGTAGCGGAGGGCGGCCATGCTCTGGTGGGTTTTCTGAAAAAGGATGATAAGGCTTATAACCCTCTTTCTGAGATGTTTCTTCGCAAGAAACTGATTAACCCTCACGCGCGAATCGCGCGGTCTATTGCTAAGGAGCGCGGCGGTAAGGCTTACCTTAAGCGCAAAGAGAACCGATATATGACGGAGAAAACGCTGGAGGTAACAGATACGTTCTTCCCTACGGCGCGGACGGTGGTAACACACTTTCGCAAAATAAAAGGGCTTGAGCTGGCTCCCGGTGGGTTCGTCAGCGCTGATGTAGTTAAGGGGGGCGATAGTGCTGCTTAGAGTCACCGAAGCAATTTACCCTCAGCCCGGCGAACGGCACGAGTATCGTCTTAATGATGGAAGTTCTGTCGTCGAGTGCCCGGCTCTGCCAGCCGTTTCGCGTTTGAGGTTCTACGACAACCGTAATCACAGGATTCTGAATAAAACAGTCCAGGCATCAATGAAGGCTGCTGTTAATCAGCACAAGAAAAGATGGGGTGGAAGTCATGGCCAGCGCTAATCCGTATGCTGAACACGTTAAAACCGCCCGCAGCCACCTGCGTCGTCTGGCGACGATCGAACGCCATTTGCTCGAAATGGCAGAGTGCTGGGGTGAGCTGGATACCTGGGTGATGTCACTGCTGGAAAGACAGTCGGAACAAATTGGTGAATTATCGAAAGAGCTGGACGGTTCAGTGGATGACTGGAAGCGCGGCACTGAATGGGAGGAAAGTTAATTATGGGTAAGGCTACTTATCTCGATGAACTAAATAAAGCGTGGCAGAAGGAATACCGTTTCCGCCGGAAACGTTGTCACTCCCCGTATAAAAATAGCGATAAAAACCGCTGGATTGAAGTCTGTAATGCGCATAATCGACGCGTTATGCGTAAAGCTCGCCGTTCGGTTGGTAAGTCCAATAAGCTTGGTTGCCGGAGAACGGTGCGAGGTATGTGCGCATTTCTCAATGAGATCCAGATGTGGTCGACAATATGCCGCCATAACCGCAAGGTGTCATCCGCTAAGGAGAACTGTCATGGGTAAAATGACGTTCGTGGTCGATTATCCTGATGGTCAGGAGCCACCAGTAAGCGCTGGTAGCGATATCTACGGTGGAACGTTGGTATCCGCGTCGTTTCATGATGCTATTGAGTCTGGGGATTATATCGCCTCGTTCTTGAGTTATCTTCAGGGCGGATTGTTTTGGCTTGAGGCATGGCTTGAGGTTGCAGAGGATAATGGCTGGAAATTCCAGGAGATTACCCGAAGTTACGCTAAAATCGTCGTCCCTGAGGATCAGGTCTGTAGCGTAGAGAAACTGGTCAAAGTCAGTGTCCCTGTTTTATTCCAGATGGATGTTGTAGCGTCGAAAGCACCTAGAATAGTGGAAAATTTCCGTTAATAGCATAATGGCCTTCTTCGGAAGGCCTTTTTTTGAGGGGTTTTTATATGTCTGATGGATTAAAAACGTTTAGAAATTGTGCGATTGGGGCCGTTCTTTTCTCGACCGTGACATCTATGATTCGTGGGGCTTTTGTCGAAAATCAGTTAGAGAGAATTGCCAACGGTATAGAGCTTATAGCCGGAGTTGTCGTGGTGTGTGGGATTGTCTGGCTATACTCGCTGAAGTATCAATACCCTGAATCTTTCAGGAATACGGATGAAGCTCCTCGTTCGCAGCTAACGCCCCCGAAACGTGAGCCGGAGCAGAAAACCCTTTCTGCCGTTGAAAAAGCAGAAAATGCAGAGCTATGGAGCGGTAAAAAGTGATTCTATTTAATTGACGCTATACTGTTTTTGTGATCCAATTAATCCGTTAAAACTGTTCACCATAATATGAAACTGGCTCAAGCCCCGCCCTGTGCGGGGCTTTTTCGTTCTGGCACTTCCTGTTTTTTACCTCCATTTGAGGCGCACCAATGAAAGCAAATCTGATCCGCATTATTCATACAGGCAAATCATCCCTCGGCTGGGACGATGACACCTATCGCGATGTACTGGCCCGCCAGACCGGCAAAAGTTCGGCGCGTGACTGTACCACTGCCGAACTGGAAAAAGTGGTGCTGTATATGCGCACTCAGGGCTTTGCGCCGTCTTCCCGTGGTCGCCGTCCCCGCGTGGCGACGGGTCGTAAAGCTATGCTGGGTAAGATTGAGGCCATGCTGGCGGAGGCTGGCCGTCCGTGGGGTTATCTGGATGGTATTGTGGAGCGCATGCTGGGCGAGGCGAAGCCGGTAGAGTGGCTGAATGACGATCAGGTGCGTAAGCTGATGCAAATGCTGATTGTTGACGCGAAGCGTCACGGGAGGCTGTGATATGCGCGAGTTTGACCTTGAATCCCTCGAAGAGCTGCTGCCGGATACCGCCCGTCAGATAGCCGATGTGATAGGCTTCCCGGCCACGCAGCGGCTGATTGAGCGTTTTGGCGGTGCATGCTTCCCGGTTGGTCGTGGTCTGCGCGACACTGGTGAGCGCCGTCTGGCCATGCTGCGGGGCGTTATTGGCGACGAGAACACCCGCCAGCTGGTTAAGCGTTTCGGTGGTGACAGTTCGCTGGTGATACCCCGCTGCGCTGACGCGTTGCGCGAGTGGCGCAACCGCTGTTTTCTCGCCGAGGTTGACAGCATGCTGGCCGATGGCGAATCATTGCGTATGGCGCTCACGGTACTCGGCCCGAAATACGGTATCGGTAACACCCGTGCATGGGCCATTGTGGCCAGCCGCCGTCAGGCAACCTCTCCCCCGGCACAGGGGGCACTGTTCTGATGGCATGCCGCTTCACCCCCGTATCATGCCCTGAGTTACGTCACCCATCACAATAACCCTCACAAACTTTGTGAGGGTTTTTTTATGTCTTCTTTCCGCTTCAGTCAGCGCAGCGAGTCCCGCCTGCAGGGTGTTCACCCTGACCTGGTGAAAGTGACCCGCCGTGCGCTGGCACTGTCTCCCGTTGATTTTGGTATCACCGAAGGCCTCCGCACTCAGGAACGCCAGAAACAGATGGTCGCTCAGGGCAGCAGCCAGACCATGAACAGCCGCCACCTTACCGGGCATGCGGTCGACGTGGTGGCGTATGTCGGCAGCGACATCTCGTGGGAGATGCCGCTCTATCAGCAAATTGCGCAGGCGTTTAAGCAGGCTTCAGCTGAGCTTTCCATTCCCGTTGAGTGGGGTGGCGACTGGAAAACGCTGAAGGATGGCCCGCACTTCCAGCTTCCCTTTGCGCAGTATCCGGCTACAGCCGCGTGATGTTCCGGGGGATCGTACTGATGGCACTCCTCAACCGCCTGGGCGAACTAGTTACCAACCCGCAGGGGCGTTTGTCCACCACCGACGCCGCCACGATGGTGGCGCTGGTTGTCAGTTCGCTGGCGCTGCTTATCTGCGTGGTGATGGACAGACAGCCTGATGCCGCACTGGGCCTGTATCTCGGTGCCTGGGTAACACATGCAGGCGTGCAGGTTCACCAGAAGCTGAAGGTGCCAGTTGCCCGGCCTGCGGGAGGTAAGGATGAACAGCGCAGTTAAATGGCTTTTAACCCGTCTTTTACCCGGAGTCGTGCTTTGCGCGGCGCTGGCCGGAGCCGGATGGTGGCTGCACAGCACCGGCTATGACTCCGGCCACAAGGATGCAAAAGCAGACGGCGATACGGCGCTGGCCAGTGAGAAACAGGCCCGTGCGGATGAACGTCAGCAACTGGCACAGGCCGGGCAGCAGGCGCTGCTGCAGGCAAGGGATAATGAGCGCCAGCAGCGTGAACGGGCTGACCAGCTCGCCCTGCAGCTGGCTAATAAAGAATTTGAGCTGACGCAGACGAACCGCCTGCTGCAGCTAGGTATCAATAAGGCGGTCAGCGATGACAATCAGACTTCTGGCTGTGGTTATAACGGGCTTGGGCCTCACGGCCTGCAGCTCTACACCAAAGCCCTTGGATACGCCGCTGGTGGTAACACCCGCGCCGATGATAGTTCAGGACAGTAAACCACCGCGAGCGATGGTCACGGTGGCCCCGATGCCACCCGCACCGTCAGTGTATGCCGGTGGCTCACAGGGGCTACCCCCGGATGCCCTGTTGCAACATGCTACCGACTACGGCGTCTGGTGTCAGACGAACGCCGCGAAACTTCACGCCCTTGAGGCATTTTTCTGGCCCGTGCCGGATAAGGACAATTAGAAATGGATGCAGCCCATCTTGCCGAGTTCTGGCAGACCGCTCTTCTGGGGTTATTCTCCTTTGGGTTCACGTTCTGGATCAAGAACCTGCACGCGACGATTGAGCGTCTGCGGGAAGATAACCGACAGATGTACACCGTGTTTCAGCTCAAATCAGATGCCCTGCGCGATCAGGAAAAAATCATGAGCATGCTTGGTGAGATTAAGCAGTCGATGGAGCGCACCGGCGAGCGTATTGACCGTCTCATTGATGGTCAGGGGGCGCGTTAATGGCACACCCGAAAGCTATACGGGATGCCGTCAGGCGCGATTACATCGCCCAGGGGATCGCCCCCGAAGTGCTGGGGCCGATGCACGGGGTCAGTGTGGCGTCGGTTATTCGCTGGCGTCGGGAGTCGCGGGAGAACGGCGACGACTGGGACAAGCAGCGTGCGGCCCGTCGCCTGTCGTCCGGTGTGCCGGAAGATATCACCCGTGACTTGCTGCTGGAGTTTCTGGAGCACCATAAGCACGCGATGGAACAGCTGCGTAAGGCCCGTGAAGGTGCAGACGGTCAGGTCGCAATGCCAGCCGATGATTACGCCAGCCTGCTGGCAAAGCTGCAGGACGGCTTTAACAAAATGATAGCGGCCAGTAAGCGCATTCTGCCGGAGACCGACCGCCTGATTGTGGCGGCAGGCGTGGTGGAAGATTTAGCCGCCTTCCTCAGCGATAAACACCCAGCGCTGATGGCGGGCTTTCTGGGCGTATTACCTGAGTTTCAGCAGATAGTGGAGAAAAAATATGGCTAACCCAATGATTGAGCTTGATGAGCGCCTTTCGGTTCGCGTCGGAGATATCACCCGCCTCATGCTCTCAGGGGCAAATGTTATCGTCACTCTCAATGGTTGTAGTGATTATTTCGTCTGTACGACGGATGAAGCCGCTGCCCGTAAGGTGAAGTCCGGGATTATTGAAGCACTTAACCGCTGCCAGCCCCGAGAAATAGAATCAACCACCGTGGCCGATATGAAATGCGCCGCCAGAGCCTGCACAGAAAAAGTGCCGCTGGCCTATGGTCAGGCTCAGGTTAACCGGATTGTCGATTTGCTCCGGCAGGAGTTTGGCGACGGCCTGAAGCACACGGGGTTTATGGATGACCTGTGGGTGGCACTGCAGGTGGTATACGGCCCCGGTGGAGCCGTAGATTTCATTACCGATCGTCTGAATTACCGACGATAGCCGTTTCCAGTGTTTGATAAATATGCTGAAAGTCAGTCCGTATGTCGTGCAACTTTTGCTTCTCGACGGCGATTTCCAGCACATCGCTCGACATCTGGTTTGTTTCGGCTCTGCTTAGTTTTGCCGCTGAGTGATTATGCCCGGACTGGTATTCCGTCATATAAATCTCGGTCGCCAGACGGGCAATTTCAATCTTCTGTTCGATGGTGAGTTTTTCTGTATCAGACATAAAGCCTCTCTGTTTAAAGGGTCATTGTTGGCAGCAGTATCCTGGCACAGAGGGGCTTTATTTTTAAGAGGTGAGTTATCTGTGGCATCAAAAACTTCGCTTAAAGCCTTTCGCGAGAAGATTGCCCGCATTCAGGGGGAGCTGCGCGACCGCATAGAGAGCGCAAGCTGTGGTCTGGACAGCAGCCCGGAGGCGATACAGGCTCGCCGGTTACAGGTCAGCGATCCGGTGACCGGGTTTCGCTTCTTCGTCAACACCTACTTTAAGCATCACCTCCATCACCCGGAAACCAGTGCGCTGCACGAGTATCTGTATGAGCGCCTGCCGCAGATTGTCACCAGCCCTGAGAGTGAGAATGACGTTATTGCCGCACCGCGTGGTGAAGCAAAAACCACCCTCGGTCAGCAGCTGTTCGACCTGTGGTGCGTCGTTCTTGAGCTGAAGAAATTCATCATTATCGCCTTTGACACGTCTGCTCAGTCAGCGGAGTCTCTGGAGGTTATCAAGGCCGAGCTGCTCTATAACGCCGGTCTGGCGCTGGACTTCCCGGAAGCCTGTGGACAGGGTCGCGTGTGGCGTATCGGCTGCATTTTGACTGCGTCGGGCATCAAAATTGAATCCGCTGGCCAGGGGCAGAGTCTGCGTGGCCGTAAGCACGGCGCGTATCGTCCTGATCTCGTTCATCTTGATGACCTTGAGAACGACGAGAACGTGGTAACGCCAAAGCAGCGTGACAAGCTGGAGAAGTGGCTGAACAGCACGGTGCTGCCGCTGGGCGGGGCCGGGGTCAAGCTCGATGTTATCTACGTCGGGTCAATCCTGCACTACGATTCCGTGCTGGCCCGCACCATGAAAAACCCGCTGTGGAACGCGAAGCGTTTCCAGGCAATCCTCGCGTGGCCTGAGAATCTGGCGCTGTGGGATGAGTGGGAAGCGGTGCTGCGTGGTAAGGGTAAAAATGCTGCGAAGGCGTTCTATAACCGTCATGAAAAAGCGCTGCTGAAAGGCTCCCGCGTTTCCTGGGCCGCTCGACCACTACTGGCGCTGATGTTGATCCGCGTGCGCGTAGGCACCCGCGCTTTCGATGCGGAATACCAGAATGACCCGGTCAGCGGCGAGCATGCCATTTTCCACGGCTGTATCCATGAGTGGCGGGAGCTGGAGCCTGACCTGATTTACTTCGGTGCCTGCGACCCGTCGCTCGGCAAGCACAACAGCCGGGGCAACGACCCCAGCGCGTTGCTGATTGGCGGATGGCACCGCATCAAAAAAGTGCTGAAGGTCGTCCGTGCCGATATTCGCGTGCGCCGCCCTAAAAAGATTATTACCGATGTTATCCAGCTGCAGCGTGAGTTTGGCTGCGTAGCGTGGGCGTTTGAGTCGGTGCAGTTCCAGGACTTCCTGCGCGAGACGCTGATAGAAGAATCCCTGAAGGCGGGCGTCCCCGTTCCAGCCCGCGCTGTTATTCCCTCTACCGACAAGGCCGGACGTATTGAATCTCTGCAGCCCTTTATGGAGAGCGAGCACATTCTGATCGCCCGTGCGCTCGCCACGTTGCGTGAACAGTTGATGCATTTCCCGATGGCTGACCACGATGACGGCCCGGATGCGCTGCATATGCTGTTTGCCATCGCGTCAACCAGCGTGGGTAACTTTGAATTTATTCCCGTCAGCCAGCTGGAGGCGGTGGAGTCGGATTCTCCCTCACGCCGCAGGCATGACGATGACGACGATTATGGCTCTGACGGGTTCGGGTCTGGAGGATGGTAAATGGACATTAAAACCGCGTTTAAACGATTTTTTTCCCGCGATAACACACAGGCCATGCAGAGCAGTGGCGATGATTTTCTTTATGGTGATACCGCTACGCACCCCTCTACGGGGCTGGATATTCAGCGGGTGTATGCCCTGTTCAGCGCTGCCGAACAGGGCGACATTCAGGCACAGAGCGACTTGTTTACCGATATGGAAGAGCGCGACGGCCACCTGTTCGCCGAGCTGTCAAAGCGTAAGCGTGCGCTGCTGACGCTGCCGTTTTCCGTCAAACCGCCCCCGGATGCGACCGAGGCGGAGAAGAAAGTCGCGGCGGAGGCCGACTGGTGGCTGCGCCATTTGCCGGGCTTCCGCGAGATGCTGATGGATATGCTCGATGCCATCGGCCACGGCTTTTCGTGCATCGAGATCGAATGGGGTCGTAAAGGTTCACTCTGGCTTCCGTCTGCGTTCCACAAGCGACCGGCGCGGGCCTTCACCATGCCGCAGAACGACCTTGACAGTATCCGCCTGAACCGGGGTGGCGTGGGCGGCGAGGAGCTGTGGAATATGGGCTGGATCGTGCATAAGCACAAATCCAAATCCGGCCCGGTGGCGCAGAGTGGCCTGTTCCGCGTGCTGGTCTGGACGTACCTGTTCAAGAATCTGTCTGCCCGCGACTGGGCGCAGTTCCTGAACCTCTACGGCCTGCCGTTCCGTATCGGTAAGTATGATGCCTCCATGACCGACAGGGAGCGACTGAACCTGCTTCGCGGTATCCGCATGCTGGCCCGCGAAGGCGGCGGCATCATTCCGTCTAATGCTGAAATCTCGCTGGTCTCTCCGTCAGCAGGCCAGAGTGCGCCTTTCCTGGATATGGTGAGCTGGTGCGAGAAGGTACAGTCAAAGGTCATTCTCGGCGGGACGCTGACAAGTCAGGCGGACGGCAAATCGTCAACCAATGCGCTCGGAAATGTGCATAACGAAATCCGTCACGATCTCCTCGTCGGTGATGCATGGATGTCGGCGGAGACGCTGACGCAGCAACTACTGTGGCCAGTGCTGGCGATAAACGGGCGTTTTAACCCGGAGCGCGCGCCGTATCTGGAGTTTGATGCCCGCGAGTCCGTTGACCTTGAGCGACTGATGACGGTGGTAACTACGGCACAGCAGGCGGGTTTTGAAATCACTGCTGACTGGGTCTCGGATAAAAGCGGTATCCCGCTGCCGCAGGAAGGTCAGACCATCCTGAAGCCGCTGGCCCGCCAGCAGGCCGGTGACGCCGCACTGTCTCAGGTAATGCAGGCCCGCCTTGCTGCCCTCTCTGTGCCGCAGAGTGGAACTGACAACGTACAGCTGCAGCTGGATGCCGCTCCGCAGCTTCTGGCCATTCAGGCTACTGCCGCTGCTGAAGCAATGTTGAAACCGCTTATTACGAGGGTAAAAGCCGCCCGAAGCCCGGATGAGGTTTACGAGCTTCTTGCAGCCAGCTATCCAGCGCTGGACGATATGGCCCTGCGCGAGCTGGTCGGTCAGGCGGTGTTTATCGCCGATGCAATGGGGCAGCAGGATGCCTGATATCAACGCAGGCTTTGCCATGACCCTGCCACCGGCGCGGGCGATAGCCTACTTCCGCTCGAAGGGGCTGAAGCCCACCATGAGCTGGAAGGACATGCAGGATGATGCCCATGCGGTGGAGTTTGCGGTGGCCGGCATCACAAAGCTGGATGTTCTCAGCGATATCCAGAACAGCCTGACGCGCTCGCTTACGGAAGGGATGAGCTTCCGCCAGTTCCAGGACGAACTGGAGCCGCTGCTGCAGCGTAAGGGCTGGCTAGGGCGCGGGCTGGTTGCCGATGATGATGGCGTGCTGCAGGGCAAAAAGCTGATGCCGTATCGGCTGGATACCATTTTTCGCACCAATATCCAGTCGGCGCATGCAGCGGGCCGCTATCAGTGGATGGTAGCGAATGCGAAAGAGCGCCCTTACTGGCAGTATAACGCCATCATGGACGGTCGCACCCGGCCTGCGCATGCAGCCCTGCACGGGCGTATATTCCGCTGGGACGATCCTATCTGGAATGTACTGTTTCCGCCGAATGGCTATAACTGCCGGTGCTTTGTCAGGGCGCTCACGCAGGCTCAGGTTGATGCGCATCCGATTGGTGTTGAATCCTCGGAAGCGTACATGACCACAATCCAGCAACCTTACGGCACTGACGGGGAGATGCGCCCGGTGACAGCGTTTCGTGATCCGAAGACCGGGCGGATGATGGTGCCGGATGCAGGTTTTAACCTCAACCCGGGGCGTGGGTATCTCGCCGGGCTGGGTCAGTCCCTCCTGGAGAAAAGCGTTGATGCCCCTCCACGTCTTGCCGCGCAGGCAGTGTATGAAACGCTGCGCAATAACCGGCTGGCCACGGCAATGAACCGCGACCTTGAGAGCTGGGTGCGCTCACTACCTGCTCGTCCCGGTAAGGATTTTCGCCGCGCCGGTGCATTATCACCCATAGTGCTGGCAGCAATCAGCGACAGTGCGGCCCTGCCGTCGCCGGTTATCACCTTACCGGCGCAGACGGCGGTCAGTCTGCGGGAAGCCGATGCGTCGTGGCTGGGGCGTCTGGCGTCGGCATTCCGTTACCCGGTGGCCGTTCTGCAGCGCGGCGAGTCACTCCTGATGGTGGTGGAGGATTTAACGGGCTACAGCGTGGTCACGCTTGCCCGCAGCGCTGATGGTTTTGAGCCGGTATCGTCGGTGCCGTGGTCGCCTGCTGCTGTCGCACGCGCCAGCCTGATTGACGGGGCATTACCGGAGGGGGATGCATGAAGCTCGATATCGATATTTCCGACGAGTTCCGTGACTGGCTGGAGAAGCTGGCCACACGTTGTCAGCACCGTGAGCCACTGATGAATAAGGTTGCCGGTATCATGCTCGATGCGGTGGATGAGAACTTTGTTCAGGGCGGGCGTCCCGCATGGCAGCCGCTTAAATATCGCGACGGCAAGCCGCTGATGAAGACCGGACGCCTGCATGGCTCAGTTGAGCCGTTCGCCGATAACGATCAGGCGGTGGTGGGCACGAATGTTGTCTATGCCCGAATCCACCAGATGGGCGGGAAAACCCGCCCTCACATCATCCGTCCCCGGAATAAAAAAGCGCTGTACTTTAACGGACGCTTTGCGAGTCAGGTCAACCACCCTGGTTCAGATATTCCGGCCCGTCCTTTCCTCAGCCTTACGGATGATGATAATGACGCCATCCGCCAGGCGGTCATTGACCATCTTGGCGGGGAAGACTGATAAGCCCACAAAAGGCCGTTGTGGCGTTTTTTCGCTTTCGGGGGTAACGTATTACCCCTGCATTGTTTTAACGCCATTCTGCGCGATTTAAACGGGTTTTAAACGGGGTTGCGCCATGCAGCCACGGTGTTACTGTCTTAATCCCCTGTATCCTCCCCCTGTTCTTACCGCTTCACCCCTGTAACTGTCGGGCATTTAGCCTGCCGCCTATCCTGTCCTCACTTTGACAGTTTCAGGACGCAATACACCGATGTGGAAGCTCGCCACCGCCTCACTTTCAGGCATCAACAAGGACAACACCGCCCGCATTCAGCTGTTTCCGGCTGGCTGGTTTGGTGCGCCGTCAGGGGGTCAGCGCTGGTTCCTGGACGCCTCACTGGCACAGCGTCTGATAGATGCCGCCAACAGCCGGGTGAATGACTACCAGTTTGACTATGAGCACCAGTCCCTGAATGCCCCACAGGCCAGTGGCCCGGTGCCTGCGTCAGGCTGGTTCAAGTCTCTGACCTGGGTGGAGGGTGAAGGCCTGTTTGCTGACGTAAAGTGGACTGAACGTGCCGCCTCGCTGATTCAGGCTGATGAATACCGCTATGTATCGCCGACCTTCCGCTATGACGAGCAGGGAAACGTGCGGGAGCTGGTCAACGCCGCGCTCACCAATATGCCTGTGCTGGACGGGATGCGTCAGGTGGCGGCGTCCTTAATGTTTTTTGATAACGGAGAAAAACCGATGAACGAAAATTTGCGTCTCGCCCTCTGCGCCATCATGGGGCTGAAGCAGGAGGCTGATGAGGCGGCTATTCAGACCGCACTGGAAGACCTGCAGAACAATCAGCTCAAAGAGGCCAACTGCTCCAGCATCGGTGCGCTGATTGACGCTCACAAGGCACAGCTGACCGCAAAAGACCAGGCCATTCAGGAAGGTCAGACGAAGATTGCCGCCCTGTCTGCCGCGCAGACCGGTGCGCCTGACCCCACCAAATTTGTGCCTGTGGCCGTGGTGGACGATCTCCGTAATGAACTGGCCTCTCTGTCCTCTCAGATTCAGGGCGACAAGGTCGAGACCCTGCTGACCGCCGCCCTGAGTGACGGGCGCGTGATGAAAGGTGCGGATGAAGACAACCTGCGCGAGCTGGGCAAAAGCAACTATACGCTTATGGAAAAGATGATCGGCACCCGTAAGCCCATCAAGGCTCTGTCACAGCTGCAGTCTGACGGTATGACGTTTGAGGGTGGCCGGGACAATAGCGTCGAACTGACCGCCGAGCAGCTGGCTATCTGCAGCCAGTTCGGTAATACCGCTGAAGACCTGACCGGAGAGAAAAAATGACCGCTATCACTGAACCCCGCGACACGGCATGGCGCGACTGCATTCTGGTGCCGGTGCCCGTTGCCAAAGGCGAAGTTATCCCGATGGGAGCCATCGTTTGTGTAAACGCGACCGGCTTTGCCGTCAATGGCAAGGAGGATGCCACCCTGAAATATGCGGGCTGTGCCGACGAGTCCGTGGATAACAGCGCCGGTGAAGACGGGGCGCAGCTTATCAACGTTCGCGCCAACAAAGCGTTCAAGTGGGCCAGCGATGGCACCATCACTCAGGCCAGCCTGCTCAGCCGCGCTTACATCGTCGATAACCAGACGCTGTCTGCTGAAAACGGCGGTACGCCTGCTGAAGGCGAGACGCCTGCAGGTGAAGCGACACGCAGCAGCGCCGGGAAAATCATCCTGATCGAAAGTGACGGCGTCTGGATTTACTGATTTATAAGGAAAATATTATGGCTGCAATCAACAAAGCCAATCTCAGCGTGCTGTTTCTGAATCTCAAAAAGTCGTTTCAGGGCGGGCTGACGCTGGGTAAACCCCAGTGGCAGCGCGTGGCAACTCGCATCCCTTCCACGGGGGCGGCGAACTACTACGCGTGGCTGGAGATGTTCCCCAAGATGCGCGAGTGGATTGGTGAGAAGCAACTGACCAAGCTGCTGAAACAGGACTTTACCGTGCCGAACAAGGATTTTGAGGCCACGGTTGTCGTCAAGCGCAACCACATCAAGGATGACCAGCTGGGTATCTACGGCATTCAGGCTGCGGGTGCTGGTGAAAGCGCGGCGATGTGGCCGCATGAGATTGTGTTTGAGTTACTGACCAAAGGTTTCACCGAGAAGGCTTACGATGGTCAGCCGTTCTTCAGCGACAAACACGTTATTGGTGACAAGACCTACAGCAACATGGGCAAGGCACCGCTGTCCGTTGCGTCTCAGGCTGAAGCGAAAGCGTCCTTTGGTGCGGCCCGCACCAGTATGAAAAAGCTGAAAGACCGCCACGACCGTCCGCTGAACATCACCCCGGATGTACTGGTTGTCCCTCCGGCGCTGGAAGATGTCGCCAGGACGCTGATGACCGCTGAACGCCTGGAAGACGGTAAGCCGAACCTCTACAAAGGCTCTGCGGAAGTGCTGGTGATTCAGGATCTGAAAACCGATACCGAGTGGTATCTCCTCGACACCACCAAAGTGCTGAAGCCGCTTATCTTCCAGGAGCGTGAATCCCCGGACTTTGTCTCCCAGACCAATATGGACTCGGACGACGTCTTTATGCGGGCTGAGTATAAATACGGTGTTGAGTCTCGCGGTGCCGCTGCGTTCGGTTACTGGCAGATGGCTTACGGCTCCACGGGTAAAGGAAACTGACCATGAGCTACGCCACCCCGGAGGACTACAAAACCTATTTCACAGAGCGTGATGCGGTCAGCGTGTCAGCACCATGGAACAGTGATGAGGCGGATGATGAGCGTCTCGCCCGCCACCTCCGGTCGGCGAGCGGCAGGATTGATGCGTATATCGGTGCCCGCTATCGCCTGCCGCTGCGGCAGGTGCCCGATGCGCTGCGTGATTACTGCTGTGATATCGCCCGTTACCTGCTGACCGGTAACGAGCATACCTGCAACGAAGTGATCCGCCTGCGCTACGAGGATGCTATCAGCTGGCTGAAGCTGGTTGCCAGCGGCAAAGCCGGTATCGGCTCAAACCCGGAGAACGGCGGCACCGTCGACGCATCGACGCCGACCGTCGAGTTTTATTCCGGTGGCGACGATCTGTGGAGCCGTAACCGCACGGGCGGAGGGGCGTACTGATGATTACCACCATCGAAAAAGCGATGTGTGAACGCCTGCAGCAGGGGCTGGGCCGGATGGTCAACAACCCTGTAGTGACATGGAACGTGCTGGCCACGGATATCGGCGTGGCCCTGCGGCAGCTCCCCGGCGTGTGCGTGGTGTTTTCAGGTATCACTAACAGCCGGGCACATGACACCTCCCGCCGCCGCTTCCTCGTCACCGGTCGCTTCAGCGTCTTTGTCGTGGATTACAACCTGCGCAGCAATGAGGCGCTCCGACACGGCGGGCCGGGGACTGAAGAGCCGGGATGCTATCGCCTCATTCGCAGCGTGCGACGCCTGCTCACCGGGCAGGATTTGGGGCTGAAGATTGATTATCTGAAGCCTGAAGGCGTGCGCCCCGTAGCCGGGCAGACCTTCAATGATAAGGGCGTGGCGGTGTACGAGTGCGTGTTCAGCACGCAGTGGATGGAGGATGCGCTGGATAACGGCCACTGGCCTGCGCCAGAGCTGCCGACCGATGACGACGCTGACTTTGTTCGCTGGAACGGGCGTATTGAAAAACCGCTGCCGTGGCATGAAAGCACCCGCATGGCGTACTTCCAGCCAGGCGAATCCGACCCGGTCGCCGAAGATATCATGCACAACAGGACTGACAACGATGATTAAGGTAATTGCCCGCCAGGGTATTCAGGTGCCGGTGGAAGGCCATCCTGACCGTTACATCACGGACAAAGAGGCTGTGGACGTACCGGAGACGGCCTACTGGCTGCGCCGTCTCAGGGATGGCGATCTGTTGCCGTATGCCGAACCGGCTAAATCCGCTGTAACTGAGGCAGCCGACGCAAAACCGTCCGATAAAACCGCAGATAAACCTGCTGCTTCGGCAGCTAAGGCGGATAAATGACTATGGATATGACAACTATTCCGAACCCGATTTATAAGCCCGGCGCTTATTTCGCGTTCAACACTACGCTGGCTTCACGTGCGCTGGCCACCAATGACCAGAAGCTGCTGATTATTGGCCAGCGTCTTGCAGACAGTGCCACTGTCGATGCACTGACTCCAGTGAACGTTTACAGTGACGATGAAGCGGCGCTGTACTTCGGGCATGGCTCACAGGCGCATCGTATGGCCCGCGCGGCGATCAAGGCAAACCAGTACATTCAGCTGACGGTTGTCGGGCTGGATGATGCTGAAGGCGCACAGGCGGCCAATACCAAACTGACCATCAGCGGAAAAGCCACCAACTCCGGGCAGGTACGCCTGTCAGTCTGCGGCACATTCATCAATGTGGCAGTCGCCAGTGGTGATACCCCTGACGATATTTATAAAGCTCTGGCTACAGCAGTCACTGCTGACCAGAGTCTGCCGGTCACGGCTCAGACCGGTGTTATTCCGCCAGCGGGTGACGATGATCCGTCCACGCCAATTCTTAATTTTACCGCAGTGAACAAAGGCACCTGTGGCAATGAGATTGCGATGACGGTCACCAGTACGGCCAGCGGGCTAACACTGGAGATGGATCCAATGAGCGGTGGCCAGGGTGACCCGTCGCTGGATGCGGCATTCAGCGCGGTATTCGCCTCCGGGCACACGATGATTTTGCTGCCGTATACCAGTGACGATGCACTGGCGAAGCTGTCTGCGCATCTTGATAACGTTTCCGGGCCGCTTGAGCAGCGCGGGGCTGTAGGTGTTACCGGCTGGAACGGGACGCTTGCCAGCGGCACCACGCTGACCAGCAAGGTTAATGCACCGCGCATTTCCTGCGGCTGGCATGCCGGTTCCGCGCTGCCCAACGGCGAGCTGGCGGCAATCTACGGCGCGGTGATGGCCAGTGAATCGGATCCGGCCCGCCCGCTGAATACCCTGACGTTACCGGGTCTGGATATCACGGCGCAGGACAATTGGCCGGGACGTACCGAACAGGAAAACGCTCTGATGAACGGCCTGACGCCGTTTGAGGTGGACGGCAGCGTGGTGCGTATCGTGCGCGCGGTCAGCACTTATGTGAAGAATGCTGCTGGCGTGACCGACCGGTCGCTGATGGATATCACCATTATCCGCTCGCTCGACTATGTGCGTCTGGCATGCCGCACCCGCTATACCCAGCGTTTCCCGCGAGAAAAGCTCACGGACGCCCGGCTTGCGCGTATCCGCTCCGAACTGCTTGATGTGCTGTATTCGCTGGAGCAGCTGGAGATTGTGGAGAACGTCGACGCGCTTAAAGACCAGCTTACCGTCACCCGCAGCCTTCAGGACGACACGCGGGCGGAGGCCACCATTCCGGCAGCAATCGTGCGGGGTCTGCATGTGTTCGCCGCCGTCATTTATCTGATGTAAGGAGACGACAATGGCCCTTGAATACGTAGGCTCGATTGTCCTGGACGTTAACAGCGTGGAGGTTGAGGTCACTGACTTCAACCCCACCGAGACAACCGGGAAAAAGCTGGTCAAGACCATGAACAGCACTGGCCGCGCGAAAGGTTATACCCAGGGTATCGCCACGTGGGAGCTGGCCATCACGGCAGTGGTGCCAAAGGATACCACCGTCAACTGGGCGCAGATTGCCGGGGCAAAACTGACCCAGACGCCGCTCGGCAGCGGCAAACGCACCACCTACCAGGGTGTGTTTGTCACGCAGGTCGGTGAGCAGTACACCGTGGATAACGAGGCGCGGATCAACATCACCGCCTTTGCACTTAACAAAATTGAGGAATAATGATGTCCGGGAACATTACCTGCACAGGTTCACTGCCGGTTGGCATTCTATTTGATGGCAAGCTCCACCAGGACGTGGAGCTGGGTCTGGCAACGGTCGGAGACGAGATTGCCGTGATTGAAGACGGCGTCTCTGACGCTGGCGTGCCGATTGCTGTGCTGGCCCGCACGCTGACGAAGATTGGCGACATTCCCGCTGAGAGCATTACCTATCAGTTGCTCTGCGACAATCTGGTCTCCGAGGATTATGCCTACCTGCGCACCCTGCGCGATGAGGTGAAAAAAAAGCTCAAATCCATGAGCAGCGCTTTACCGAATACCGGTACACAGTCATCCGGCTCGGACGATACGGCATCACAGAAGAGCAAATCCGACGCGCCAGCGCTGTAGAGTTGGCCGGATGGCTGGATGCCATCACCCGCCGGGAAAACCCCAAAGCCTGGCAGAAAAACCGCACCGTTATCAGCCTGCGTCGCCCCCGTAAAAGGGCACGCAGCGCTGCTTCCCGCTAAGAGGACTGCCCCGTGGCCCGTGATTTTGATACTCAGATTAAATTTGGCGTGCAGGATAACGCCACGCCCAAAATCCGGTCGTTATCCGAAGAGTTCCGCCGCATGTCCAGCGCCCGTGAGTCGCTGGGAATACGCTCAGAGCATAACATCCAGCGGGAAATCAGCCGCACGGTCGCGGCCTATAACCGACTTGAGCGTAGCGGCGTTCTGTCGGTCAAGGAGCAGGAACGGGCTTACCAGCGCATGCAGTCAACGGTCTCCCGTCTGCGACAGGAGATGGGCGAGACGCTGCGTGTCCAGGAGAAGATGAACCCGGCCCTGCAGGAGTACCGCCGACAGGCGCAGGCCCGCGAAACGCTGGGTATTCGCTCCGAGCAGTCCATCCGCCGCGAGATTAACCAGACGCTGGCCGCGTACAACCGTCTCTCCCGCAGCGGCACCATGAGCGCCAGCGAACAGACCCGCGCATGGAATCAGACGCAGGCGACCGTTGCCAGGCTCAAACGCGAGCTGGGCGAAACCGAGCGCAGCTATCAGCGCCTTGCCCGCGTGGGCAAAACCGTGGGTGCCATCGGGGGCGGTCTGGTTGCCGGTGCAATGGTGATGCGCAAGCCCATCGAGAATCAGATGGAGTACGATTCCGAACTGCGCAAGGTGGCCAACTTCGCCTACAAGCATGACAATCTGGCCGGGCGACAGTCGGGGATGACGGATATCGACAGTGCGATCAAAACCGCGCTGCGTGAAGGTGGTGGCGATATTAACGGAGCCTTTCATGGTCTGGAGGTGATGCTGCGCTCCGGCACCATGACCAGAGAGCAGGCTTACCGTGCATTGCCTGGTGTCATGAAGAACGCCACCGCAACCGAGACCGATGCGGCCTCCGTTGCCAGCCTACAGTCCAGCGCGTTTAACTTCGGTCTGAATGAGAAGGATGCCCGTGCAGGCCTCAGCGTCACCACCACAATGGCGCAGAACGGCATGGTGGATGTGCCGCTGCTGGCCAAAGAGATGCCAAAGGCGCTGGAGTCTGCCAAGTCCATCGGTCTGCATGGCCGCACCGGCTTCTCTCAGGTTGCGGCACTTTTTGAGGCGGCTGCACGTGGTGCGGGTTCCCCGGAAGAAGCGGCAACGTTCACCACCAATCTGCTCTCCGAGCTGTCTTCACCGACGCTGGCCAACAACTTCAAGCAGATTAAGGTCGGCAAGCGTGGTCTCGATATTCGCGCCCTGATGCGTGCCGACGCGGCGAAGGGGCTGACTCCTCTGGATACTGTCGACCGGGCCATTCGCAGCATGGACGATCACGATCCTCAGTTCGTGGCCCTCAATAAGCAGATTGCCCGGACGGCTCCCGGTGAAGCCAGAGCGCAACTGGAAGCACGCCGCGATCAGATTCACGGGCAGAATGTCGGTCGTATCTTTACCAATGAATACTCCCGCATGGGCTTCCTGAACTGGGAGCGTAACAAGGACTATTACCACAAACTGGTCGGGGAAGGTTACGAGCAGTTTGATATGCCTGCCGGGAAAACCTCAGCTGACCTTGACTTTGAGCTGGTGAAGGACAGCCCGGCATTTCAGGTCAACAAAGCCAAAAACGAAGCGGCCTTTTCATCCAATGATACTGCCTCTCCTTTCACTAAGTGGGTTGGGGAGGCGGCTGATAAAGCGGCTGAGCTGGCGAAAGAATTTCCCAAACTGACCACCGCGATCAGCGGGGCTTATTCAGCCATTCAGGGCATCGGGGCCGCAGGAGGTGCCGGGCTGGGGGCACTGGCGCTGGCGGGCGGGCAGAAGCTGTGGAAACGTCTCCGGGGCGGTGGCTCAGCCGTGGCTGAAGAAGCTGCCGAAACAGCCGCAAAAGGCGGAGGTCTGCTCAGTAAAGGCGGGAGCCTGCTGGGCAAGGTCGTCCGTGCGCCACTGGCTGAAGGGTACATGGCTGCGGGCCAGTTTTACGATCAGTTCCTGGAGCGTGGCGACGATAAGGTTAAACGGCTGAAAGAGGATGGCTACAACATCCCGGACAACATGCCCAAGCCAGTTGGCTTTCTGGATGCCTTTGATGAAATCAAGAGCTTTTTCTCGCAGAACAGTACCGCAAAACCTGCGCCTGCTGGTGCAAATGTTCCCTACGGCCCGCAGGGGCCGCAGCAACCGATTGTGGCTAATATCTACCTCGACAGCCGCGAGGTGACAGATACGGTATTGCGCCGGATTGATGTTGATTCGAGGAGGAAATAGTGGCGGATACGATTAACGAGATTGCTTCAGCGCTGGGGGTAGACCTCCTGATGCCTGCCTCGTTCCGGGGCGTGGAGTTTGACTGCCTGTTTACCCGCGACACGCTGGCAAAGGACACCGTGACCTATGCTTACCCGTACCGGGATGGTGAAGAGGTGGAAGACCAGGGGCTTAAGGCGGTGAACTTTCGTCTGCAGGCTATCTTCTGGGGCAACCGCTACCAGACGCAGCTTAAGGCCTTTTTAAACGCCCTTAAAACGGCGGGCACCGGCGAGCTGGTTCACCCGGTATACGGCTCGGTGCCGGACGTGCAGTTTCTGGAGGCCGGGGTTTTCCATGAGGTGGAGCCGGTTAACGCAGTCACCGTCGACCTGGTCTTTGTGGAGAGCGGTAAGCCCGATGCACTGTTCGCCACCACCCATTACGAGGCAGACGGCGACAGTATTTTCGACAGCGCGATCAGCTGGTTCGGGGACGCAATGGATACGCTGCGCGATATTCAGCAGGATATTGCCCGCGTCACCAATATCATCGCCTCAGCCGAGTACGTGGTAAACGCCCTGGCAAACGAGGTGCAGTCCACCATCGGCAGCGCCCTCGACTATCTGGACTACCCGACCGCCTTTATCTCCGACCTGAAGCACCTGACCGGCGCATTCACTGACCGGCTGTCGCTGAGCGAGGCTTCCCGCCTGTCGGACTGGAACGCCCTGACCGGGCTGAAGGACACCATGCTGACGTTACCGGCTCAGCGCACCACCTCGCAGCAGACCATGTCCTCCGGCAGCGTATTCGCTTCCACGCTACGCCGCGCCAGCGTGATGCCGCAGAGTGATACGGAGATGATCAACCAGGCCATCCGACTGGTGGCCGTGAGCGAAATGACCGACACGGCCAGCGATATCTTTGTGAATGAGACCGCATCCCCGACGCTGTCCTCCACCGATATTGAGCGCATCACCGGCGACGTGCGCACCCTGATTGTGGAGGCGATAGCGGCCCAGCGGACGTCCGTCTCGGCGCGTATGGCCACTGCCGTTCGCGAGCAGGCAGGCACACCGGATACCCGTCAGGATCAGGCCATCATTGCCGCGCTGCAGGAAAGCGCCTGGCACCTGCAGGAGCAGGCTCGCGGGCTGATACTGGCGCTGCCGCCGCTGGTGCAGCGTCAGGTGACGCGCCGCTGTAATCTGCCCCTGCTGGCATTTGAGTGGTACGGCGACGCGTCCCGCGCCACGCAGCTGGCCCGCCTCAATCCATCATTGCGCGAGTCAAATAACCTGAATCCGGGGGATGTGCTGTATGCCTGGGCAAGATGAGCAGCGACTGACGCTGCGTATCGGCGGGCGGTCGCACGACGACTGGGAGCGCTTCGAGGTGGATTCCGACCTGCTGACCCCCGCGGGCGGCTGGCAGTTGTCGGTCGGCACCGCCGAGCCGGTGTTGCCCGCGAACGTGGAGGCCGGAGCCAGAGCCGAGCTGCGCTACGGCGACAGCACCATCATGACCGGCATGATTGACGAACTGAGCCATGACGTGAGCCGTGGCCAGCATATGCTGGAGCTGAACGGTCGCGATGCAGCGGCGGTACTGGTGGACTGTTCAGCTCCCATTTTTACCGCGCAGGAAATGACACTACAGGAGGTTGTCGCCCAGGTGATTAAGCCGCTGGGCGTGACCGCCATCCGTATACAGGCTGAGAACCCCGGCAGCGTGAAGAAAGTCAGCATCGAGCCGGGCGACAGTGCGTGGGATGCACTGAAGCGCGTCGCTGAAATGAGCGGCCTGTGGCCGTGGATGGCCCCGGACGGCACCCTGATTATCGGTGGGCCGGACTACAGCGCCACGCCGGTTGACACGCTCATCATGCACCGTAACGGGCAGGACAATAACCTGCTCAGGCTCGGCAAGCGTACCGATATGAGCGGGCGATACTCTCAGACCACGGTACTGGCGCAGGGTCACGGCACCGAGCATGAAGACGGCAAGGCCAACCGCAAATGCACGGTGAAAGACACCACCATGACGCTCTACCGCCCGCGTATCGTGGTGGAGGGTGATTCGCAGAGCGATGAGGAGGTGCAGTTCCGCGCCCGCAAGCTGCAGGCGGATGCGAGGCTGAACGGTTTTGCGCTCTCGGCGACCCTGCGGGGCTTCACCACCGCGAACGGCACGCTGTGGGCACCGGGCCAGCGGGTTTACGTTAAAAGCGACGTCCACGGGGTCGACGACGTTTACTTCATCATGCGCCGCACCTTCCGGGGCGGTCGTGGCCAGCGGCAGGAAACCTCGCTACTGCTGCGTGAGGACGGTATCTGGCTGCCGGATGCATATCCGAAGTCCGGCCATCGCAAGGGACACCGGCGCGGCAAAAAAGACAAGGGACTGTGGACAACATGGGAGCAGGTCGACAATGCCTGATTTTTCTGGACTGGTGGATAAACGCATCCGTAAGGCGCTCAGTGGCATACGTCTGGCCTTTCGTGGCGTACTAACCCGTATCACCACCACGGGGGGCGTACAGACCGCGCAAGTGGCCGGACTGGCCCCTGAAGGGCTGGAAGGCATTGAGATGTTCCAGCAGTACGGTTTCACCACCGTACCGCCAGAGGGTGCGATGGCGATTGTGCTGCCGCTGGGCGGACGAACCAGTCACGGGATCGTGATTGCCACCGAACACAGCAGCTACCGTCTGCAGGGGCTGGAGTCCGGCGAGGTGGCCATCTATACCGATGAGGGAGCCAGCATCATCCTGAAGCGTAACCGCATCATTGCTGTCACGTGCGACGACTGGGAGCTGGACTGCAAGCGCATGAAGGTTAACGCCTCGGAGTCTGTAGTGTATACCACGCCGGAGCTGAGTACCTCCGAGAAGCTGACCGCACAGGGGCTTATCAGCGGCAACGGCGGTATGACCATCAAAGGTGGTGACGGTGGCGTGACGGCCTCGTTTGAGGGTAATATCAGACATATGGGCGGCACCATCACCTCGGTGGCAGTCACCATCAACGGTGTTAAAATTGGGCCTCACATCCACGACACCCCGGATGGCCCGTCAGGCCCGCCCAAAAACGCATAATCTCACCGGGGCATTCCCGCCCCGGACTTAGCCGCTTCACCCCCGTACCTTCCTGCCTTATTCCCCCTGCGGCATTCTGCCCGCTATGGACGCCTATATCGATCACACCACCGGCGATTACACCGGACAACGCTGCACCGACCTGCATAACGCGGTCTGGCTGCGTCTGCGCATCCGCAAGGGCACGTACTGGGCTGACCCGCAGATGGGGTCTCGCCTGCACGAACTTGCCCGCGCGAAGGATACGCCGCAGACCCGCACACTGGCCCGCCAGTATGCCGAACAGGCGCTACAACCGCTGATTGATGACAAACGGGCGACCGCTGTGGATGTGGTCGTCACCTCGCCTGAAACCGGCTGGCTGCGGCTTTCCATCACGGTCACCAGCGCGGGCGGGGATGTGCTGACCTTCCGGCATCCGGTCAAAGTGGTTTAAACGGGGAATTATGGCTCACAGCGTACCGGCACTCGCCGACATTACTCAACAACAGCTCAGGGATATCCGCAACCAGCTCCCGGATGCGGACGTCTCCGGTGACAGCGACTACGCTATCCGGGCGAATGCCGTCTCCGGCGTGGCGCAGGGGCTGTACAACGACCAGAGCTGGATACTGCGCCAGATATTCCCTGACACCGCCGACCATGACTGGCTGGTGATGCACGCCCGTTCCCGTGGACTGTCACCTAAACCGGCCAGTGCAGCAAGCGGTCAGGCAGAATTCACCGGCTCTGCGGGACTGAAAGTGCCCAGTGGTCTGCAGTTCCGTCCACGTGGCGGCAATATCCTGTACCAGACCACGGCTGAGGCCACGCTCAGCGATAAAGGCACCGTCACCGTGAGCGCCAGCGCCATGACTCCTGGCATCATGGGCAACCTCAGCGACAACACCACCGCAACACTGCTCAGTGCGCCTCAGGGTATCGACAGCGCGGTGACGATTAAAACCATGCGCGGCGGCACGGATGCCGAGAGCGATACCTCGCTGCTTTCGCGTCTGCTGGAGCTGATGCGCCGCCCGCCAGCCGGGGGCAACAAGTACGACTACCGCCGCTGGGCGATGGAGGTCAGCGGCGTATCAGAGGCGTATGTTTACCCCCTGCGCCGGGGCTATGGCACCGTGGACGTGGTGATTACCGCCAGCGGCGGTCTGCCGTCCGACGAGACACTCAAGGCGGTACAGGCCCATATCGACGACCAGCGCCCGGTGACGGCAAAAGACACGCTGGTGATGGCCCCGGAGCCGGTGAGTACCGATATTTTTGTGAAAGTCAGCCTCGACGGGCTTTCGCTTGATGAGGCCAGGTCGCAGATAACCCAGGTGCTGACGGACTACTTCAGCCGTCTGGCTCCGGGTGAGATTGCGGTCAGAACCCAGATGGGAGCGCTGATTTCCGATACCTCCGGTGTGGTGGATTACGAGCTGACCGCGCCGACAGCTAACGTCGTGCCGGAGGTCAGCGAGAAGACCGTGCAGTGGATACGTCCGGGCACCATCACCGTGGATGAACTCAAATGACCGGGAACGACTGGCGCGAACTGCTGTACCTGCTGCTACCCGATGGCTATGCACGCGAGGGTAAGCGGCTGAACGCTGAACTGCAGGCCGAGGGAAACATGCTGGCCAGCGTCGAGCGCAGCGCTCAGGACGTGCTGAACGGCATAACACCCTTTACCGCTGTGGCGCTGCTGTCGGACTGGGAGCGCGTGCTGGGTCTGTCTGTTAGCAACGGCATGACCATTCAGGCCCGCCGCCAGCAGATTATGGCGAAACTCAACGAAACCGGTGGACTCAGCCGCAGCTACTTTATCCGCCTGGCAAAGTCGCTGGGCTATGACGTCACCATCGACGAGCCGGAGCCGTTCCGCTGTGGTCGTAACCGCTGCGGTGACCGTCTGTGGATACCGGAAATTGTCTGGGTCTGGATCGTGAATATTCAGGACGGTCAGGTGCCGGTGTATCGCTTTCGCTGCGGCAGCTCGGCCACAGGTGAGCGCCTGATGTCATTTGGCCAGAATATGCTGGAGAGCATATTCCGCGATTTAAAGCCTGCGCACACGCAGGTTGTATTTAATTACGTGGAGAATAATACGTAATGAAAGATATTATTGAGCCGGTCGATACCGACGATGGATTATTTCACGATGGTGACCCGTCAACCGGCGCGGAAGGCACTATCGTTTACGCCAAAATCATGAATGCGCTTCAGGGCGGTATTATTGATATTCAGACCGAGAATAAAAATATTCTGGCTGAAGCTAAAATGACGCCTGACCCCTCGAAGAATAACCAGCTGGTGACGGCCATTAAAACCATAGCCACAGCGATTGCTGCTACTGCTGCGTCGGTAGCAGTACCGGTTGGCACGCCGCTGGCCTGGCCAACAGCCACTCCGCCCGATGGATATGCCATCATGCAGGGGCAGACCTTCGACACCGCCAAATACCCGAAAACCGCTGCGGCCTATCCATCCGGTAAGCTGCCCGATATGCGGGGGCAGACCATTAAAGGTGCGCCTGATGGCCGTACGCTGCTGAGCCTTGAGGCCGATGGCATTAAGTCACACACGCATACCGCGACGGCGTCAAATACCGACCTCGGCACAAAGACCTCAGCCGCCTTCAATTATGGTAATAAAACCACGACCAGTACTGACCTTGGGACTAAAGCGACGACTTCATTCGATTACGGGACAAAGACAACTAATAGCGCGGGTGCACATGTTCATACATATCAAAAAGTGTATACAGCAGGTGGTGCAGGCCCTGATGGTGCGGGTGATAAAAGTGGTAATGCGAACACCAGTTCAGCGGGAGCGCATACCCATACTGTCGCTATTGGTGCTCATACCCATAACGTAGTTATAGGTGCCCATGCCCATACGGTAGCCATTGGTGCGCATACGCACACTATCGTTATGGGAGCGCACGGTCACACTATTACGGTTGCCGCGGCTGGTAATGCGGAAAACACCGTTAAAAATATCGCTTTCAATTATATTGTGAGGCTAGCATGACTTTTAAAATGTCCGACAACGCACAAACTATTAAAGTTTTTAATTTGCGTGCTGACACTAATGAATTTATCGGTGCCGGTGATGCGTATATTGCACCACATACAGGATTACCCGCCAACTGTACCGAAATAGCGCCACCGGCGATTCCTGTCGACCATGTCGCTATTTTTGATGAAGCGAAGCAGGCGTGGTCGCTCATCGAAGACCATCGCGGCGTCACCGTTTATGATACTGCCTCAGGGGCATCAACTGTCATTGAGGATCTGGGGCCGCTGCCGGAGAACGTGGTGACGACAGCTCCCTCCGGGAAGTATGAGAAGTGGGACGGAAAAGCCTGGGTCAAGGATGAGGAGGCAGAAAAAAATGCACTACTGGCAGAGGCAACAGCCAAACAAAGCCAGTTAATCACTGAGGCCCGACAGGTTATTGGCGAATGGCAGACCGCACTGATGCTGGGTTCTCTCTCTGACGCTAACAAAGCCAAATTACAGACCTGGCTCGACTATATCGAGGCGCTGAAAAATGTCGACCTAAGCAAGCCTGAGTGGCCAGAAAAACCCGCTCAATAAAATTGATATCCAAAGGGGAATAACTTCCACTTTTACTTAAAGAAGAAACACAGGAATAAAAAATGACGTTGATTCAGACTGTATTACTTTATGGCTGCACTGCTGTTTGTGCGCTCTATCTGGTTGCCGGTGGATATAAAACCATACGGAATTATATTCGCAAAAAGATTGACCAGGCGGCAGAGGCAAAAACAGCGGCAGCAAAAGCAGCCTAACCAGACAAATGTGCCGCATGCGGCACATTTTGACTACTGTAACTCACTGACTGGTGTCTTATCTCAAGGGGGGAATGACACTTGCTCCGGCAGTTAGCCTTTTGTGTAACAACCGCGCTTTAAGCCAGTCTGATAACCTTACTTCAATAAACTTGTGCGTATAATGTGCAACAATAAACGTTGTGGTTAACGATAAAATCAATATCAGCATGTCAGGCATTACAAATAAGTGCGCGGCATGTTTTGCAATTTTGATGAAAATGTTCTTTATGTTCTCATGTAAAAGATAAATGGCATATGAACATGCCCCCAAATGGAGCAGTGCACGGTTTTGGAATCGTAAGCCGCTTCTTTCAAGTTTCAACATGGCCACTAACAGCAAGAGACAAGGGAAACCCCAGCCCTGAAGGCCGTGTCCGACCCAATGTGGCGTATAAACGTTGTAGAGGAAATAACCAATAAAACACAGATACAGGCATTTTTCGCTTTGCCTGGTGATTGCCCGCATTCGAGGATAGTACATCCCCAGCAGAGTACCTGCCAGAAACTCAAAAATGATAGGATGAGTTATCATTGAGAAGTAGGTAGACGGAAATGAAAATCCATAAATTAGATAGTTGTCTGGCAAGGAATTAAGCATAAGGGGTAAACCTATAACGCTACTTATCAATGTTATGGAAAATAACCATTTGTATTTACCAAAAACAAAAGAAACAGCAACTACCAGATAGAAATACATCTCGTAGTTTAATGTCCATCCCTGGCCGATTTGTGCGCCCCCATAGGCCGGGCCATAGTCACCACCAATAGGGATAAATAGCATCGACTTCAGACTATGCAACCAAGCTGTGGCATCCGAACCAAAACTCAGCATCGTCAATATGTAATAGAGAGGAAGTATCCTGATTAGTCGGCGCAACAGGTAGTTTGCCCCAGCTCTTGTACCCGTGCTATTTGGCGATACCGTATAAGCCGCAATGAAACCACTAATCAGGAAGAACAGGTCTACTCCCCAGGAGCCACCGGGTATTATCTTCCCGAACGGAGCATTTGCGGGTAATGGTATAAATGCCTGATGGTGAACCAGCATGACCGCAACAGCGGCTATGCCGCGCAGGATCTGAATTGAGTTAAGCGTACCGTTGTTCTTTTCAGCCATGTGTTGTTCGTTTGTTAACCTAAGTGAAGCGCAGATTGTATAGCCTTATCCATTGTATGGCTATTCTTTTGCCACTTTCTCATAAGGTTACGCTTATTTCTCGGTACTTCCCGCATCACTCCCGAAACTGCTGACTACGGAATAACTTTTTTATTATTGGTTTGAGTGATCAATTTTCTTTTATTGATCGTTATAACAGATCGAACATTGGCAGGATTTTATGAAAACGACCGTTTTTCCGTGGGTGGGAGGTAAGCGAAAGCTCGCTAAACATCTATTACCAATTTTTCCTTCCCATACATGCTACGTCGAGCCGTTCTGTGGCGGTGCTGCGCTTTTTTTTATGAAAGAGCCATCTAAGGCCGAAGTATTGAACGATATCAACAGCGATATCGTTAACCTTTACCGGGTCATCCAGAATCACCTGGAAGAGTTTATAAAGCAGTTTAAATGGGCTTTAACCAGCCGTGAGATTTTCCACTGGCTCAAAGATACGCCCCCTGAAACGCTAACTGATATTCAGCGAGCGGCCAGATTTTATTATCTACAGAAATTGTCTTTCGGGGCCAAGTCTGAGGGACGTACATTTGGCGTCACCGCCACAGGCCCATCGAAGTTAAATCTTCTGCGGCTTGAGGAGACGCTGTCAGAGGCCTGGTTGCGTTTGCACCGGGTAACAATAGAGCATCTGGACTGGAAAACATGCATAACCCGTTATGACAGGCCAGACACGCTGTTTTACCTTGATCCGCCGTACTGGCAAACGCAAGGTTACGGCGTACCGTTCGGGCTTGAAGAGTATGTCGCAATGGCGGAACTGGCACGCAGATGCCAGGGGAAGATGATTATCTCAGTTAACGATCACCCGGACATGCGCCGGGTGTTTGAGGGGCTGGAGATGATAGCGGTTAATACAACGTACTCAGTAGGCAGTAATAACGGCCATAAGGCGTCTGAGCTGGTGATATGCAACTTCAGACCTGAGGTTGATGCAACGAGGCTTTAAACTCTTCTGAAAGGCACCACAGGCCGTTATCTTCGACGGCTACATCAAACACCGCCATTTGCTCAAGTATGAAGCGGGTGGCGTGTTCACTTTGTCCAGTCATGTAGGCTATGGCCTGTAGGGTCAGTGAGGCCGTCTGACCGAAAGCTGAGATAACGTCATACGCATCGTCAGTCATGGTCTGGCGAATCTGATAAAAGTACATGGTCAATTCCTTCTAAGCGACTAAGAAACCTACAGGCCTGTAGTGCGACGCACACTAACTCGACGGGATCGGACAGTCCAGTGGAAGGAAATATAGAAGGTTAGAAGTGGTTTTATCGGTTGAAAATCGCTCTTATTTGGAAGGTATTTGATATGCGCCGTAGGGCTATCAGCGCGAATCAAATACCCTTCAAATCAGTATCAAACATTTTTCGCGGCTACATCCCACCAGCTTATTTTGCAGGCGGCTCATTAACAGGTTAATGCCTTTGGCTCCCAGGCAATGACCAACGGCCTGGTTAGCCTGCCGCTGCAAGGGTAGCCAGTGAGGCAGGGCCTGTGTGCCGCTCAGCACAACCTGTGAAACCGTGAAACAGGGTGTTTCTGTCGGAAATCCCTGTTCAGGGAGCGGCTGCTGCACCGAAGAGAGATTCACATCTGGCGCAACAGGAGTAATTTGCTGTTCAAGCGCCTGCTGACGCTGCTGCTGATTAAGGAACTGTTGTGCCGACTGCACGCGTTCGGAGGCAGCCATAGTTGAAAAGGAATGCGCTAAAATCGGCGCAAAGAAAACCAAAGTCTTGCTGTTCAC